CCACGTCCGCCGCGCCGAAGCGCGATCCCTCGCGCTGCATGGACGCCACGTTCTGCGCGATGGACTCGCCGCCCTGCCCCTGCGAGGCGAGGAGCAGGAGGAGGCGCCGCTGTTGCGCGTCGAGCACCATCGGGGCGCCCGGACCGCCCGCGCCAAGGAGGTTCGACACGCGGTTGGTGTCGCCGCCGAAGCCCGCGACGAGCTGCGAGAGGAAGCCCACCGCGGACGTGCCTTCGTTCAGGCGCGCGCGGCCGTTCTGCATCGTGAACATCTGCGCCGCGAGGGCCTGACCCGGTGCGCCCGCGCCGCGCAGGCGCGCGTAGAGCGACTCCTGCGTGCGCTCGTTGGTGATGCTACCGCGCGTCTTGGAGAGCGCGTTCAGCATGTCGCGCGAGCGCCCACCCGCGCGCGCCGTGACCTCGCCCACGGCCATGGTTTCGAGCGTCGCGCTCTGCACGGCGCGCGAGCGCTGCTCCGCGGTCATCCCCGCGGTGACGCTCCGCGCGATGTTCTGCATGAGCGGACCGAGCGCCTCGCGCGTGACGTTCGCGAGCTCGATCGAGCCCGCTTGCGCCATGCCCGTCATGGCGCGGATCGTCGCCATCTGGTCGTTGCCGGTGACGCCCTGCTGTTGGAGCATCCCCGCGACGCGCAAGACCTCGCCCGGGTCCTGATAGGTGTTGCGCGCGAAAGCCATCAAACCGATCTGTCGGTCCATGCCCTGCGCGCGCGCCGCGGCGCTCTCGCCGCCGAGCACGTTGAACTGCGTTTGCGCTGCGGAGAGCCCTTGCGCCACGCTCTCCATCGAGAGTCCGCGAAGGGAACCCGTCGCGACCTCTTGCTCGATGCGCGCGCGCATCCTCGTGGCCTCGGCGCCGCCGATGTGCGCCTGGTAGAACGCGCCGTTGAGCACGTTGTCGCTCTCGGCGCGCTGTCGTCGCGCGTCGCGAATCTCGGAGTAGGCGACGCGCCCGACGTTCAGCGCGGCATCGCCCCCGACGTTCAGGCCGCGACGCACGCCGATCCCGATGTCGCGGCCCGCACGCGCCTGCGTCCTCGACACCTGCGCCGCCTGACGCGCCTCGCGCAGACGCATCGCGGTGCGCTGTCGCTCTTCGCGTTCGGTCGCGCGGGTGCGCTGTCGCTCTTCGCGCTCGACGGTGCGGGTCTTCTCGCGCTCCGTCGCGCGCGCCGTCAGCATCGCGCGGCGCGCAGCGTCCGACGAGGCGCGAGCTTCTCGGTTCGCTGCGGCGATACGCTCGCGGCTCTCGCGGTTGGCCGCGCTCGTCGCCGCGCGCTCTGCGGCGCGCTTGGCCCTCAACGCCTCGCCCTCCGCCCTGCGTCGTGCGCGCTCCTCGTCGCGCGCGGCCTTCTCGCGGTCCTTCGCGCCGCGCCGCGCCTCAGCGGTCATGGCAGCCTGCGCCGAGCGCGCCGCACCGCGAAGGTCGCCCATCGCGCGGCGGACGCCGGACGTGTCAACGTCGATCTGTAGGACTGCGCGCGGCACGGTTCAGTCGATCAATCCGAGTCGTCGGAGGAGTTCGTCGCCGTGTCGCTCTGTGGCGACGTAGGCAAGGAGGGTGAGTTCATCTGCCTCGTCCACCGATGCACCAGTTCGCGCACGATGGACCGCAGCGAAACGCTGTCGTAGCCGCTCAATCGCTGTAGCGGCAACGTCCCTTTTCCCAGGGCGTCGACGAGCGACGCAACCTCCTCCGCGGTCTTCGCGGTGGTGATCGGGGATCGTTCCTGCACCCATTCGAGATACTCCTCGAACAGTGCCGCGATCTCGTCTGCGTCGAGCAGCGCGCGCATCTCCGTCGCGTCCTTCGCGACCGGCGCGTTCGGCGGCGCGGGCTCCACCAGCGCGAGAGCGATCGTGCGGACCTTCACCTCAAGATCCGTGACGCTCTCCCCGCTGGTGGTTCCGACGAGGAAGTCCTCCGTGAACCCGCACTCCGCGGAGAGCCACCGCAGCGCGTCGGCACGCACGCGGAGATTCTCTTCCGTCGTGAGCGTGCGAAGCGCGAGCGGCACGCCGCGAAGCCGACCGCCGCTCCCATCGAACTCGATCAGCTTGATGGCGCGACCGCTGCGCGAAGCGTCGAGCGCCTTGCGCAGCGGGGAGCGATCGTCTCGGATGAACTGCGCGGGAATCTCGGACACGTCAGACGCTGCCCGCGCTGGTCCCGTGGAACTCGAACGACACCGCGTTGGCGTTGTCCACCGAGGTTGTCACGCGCACAGAGCGCACATCGCCCGTCGCGTTGTACGTCTTGCCCGCGATGGAGAAGCCGAGCGACACCTGCGCCTGAGCCTCCGCGACCGCGGGCCAGTCGACCTCCATCCCGCTGGAGGGGATGGCGTTGTCGACGCTGACCTGCACCTTCTTCGGCCCCGCGGAGAAGCCCGCGCGACCGAGGAGGAGGGTGTTCACGTCCTTGTTGTCCGTCTCGACGTTGAACGTGATGCTCGACGCCTGGAGCACGGGGACGCCGTTGTAGAGCACGAAGCCCGGACCTGAGTAGACGGCCATGTCGGTGATCTCCGATCAGAGCTGGCGGACGTTGCCCGCGACGAGGTGGAGGCCGGGGATCACCTCGGCCGGGATCTCGCAGTCGAGACGACCGGACACGAGCGCGTTCTCCTCGACGGTGAGGAGCGAGAGGTTCGCGCTCACGTCCCGAAGGATCGCGGCGCTCTCCCACTCGGTGAGCTTCTGCGCAATGCGCGCGCGGACGATCGACGGCGTGACCACGCGGGACGCGGTGGGCGGCGCGTTGGTCGCGCTGTCGGCGGCGAGCTTGCAGCCCGCGAAGGTCGACGCGATATCCGAGCGCAGGCTGTCCGCGACGTAGTCGGGCACCGTGACGCTCGACGTGTCGAGCACCGCGTAGTTCGGCGTGCCGCTGCGCAGCGACCGCGACGTGATCGAGCGCACGACGCTGGCGTAGCCCGGACGCGACCCGCTCGCGGCGAGCGGCGTGAGCCCGTTGTTCAGCGCGTTCTCGATCTCGGTTGCGGTCGGCTGGTCCGCCACCACGCGCTGCATCACCACGCTGGCGAGTTCCAGCCCGTCGAGGTTCGCTGCCGGGTCCGAGGACTCACCGACGAGAAGCCCGCCCGCGCTCGCGTCGCCGTTGAGGCGCGCGGCGCAGACCTGCGAGGCGCACTCCCACACCGGGAGCGGTGACGCGTGGTGCCAGACCACCTGAAGCCGCGCCGCGTTCTGACCCGTCGCGAGCGTGACGGCGTTCGCGTAGGTGTCCGCGGTGCCGCACACGGCCTGCTCGAGCTTCTGCACCGTGGGACCGGCCTGCGCGTTGATGTGCGTGACGATGCGGCCGATGTTGGTCGCATCGATGCACGCGCCGACGATGCGGTGGTAGCGCACGGGCTCGATCGCCGTGAGGGCGTTGACGAACGAGTCCTGCGTCGCGCCGCTCGACAGGGTGATCTCGCTCCCGAGCGTGCCGGTGCTGGACCAGATGCCCGTCGTGCTCCCCGGCGACGTGGTGGAGCCCGTCGTGATGCGCGTCTCCGCGCCCGTCGAGGACACGAAGTAGGCGTCGACGACGAGGGAGTTGCCGCGCGGCCCGTCGTGCTTCGCCGTGATCGTGACGACGCCCGCGGAGTTCTGCGCGTAGATCGGGAGGTCCGACGCGTCGTTGATCGCGTCCGCGACGGCAGCCGCGATCACCGTTGCGCTGTCGCCGCTCGCGACCGCCACGTCGATGACGGTCCCCATGAGCCGCAGGCGCACGGTGAACGCCGCGCTCGCGGTCGTGGCGAAGGTGAGCACGCCGCTCGCGGGCGTACCGCTCGCCTCGGCGACGGGGCAGGCGTAGAGCGTGCCGTCGGGGTACTGCGCGAAGAAGGCGAGCGCCATTCGGTGCAGCTCCGAGCCGCGCCCGAAGAGCGTCGCCGCGTCGTCACTGGACGCGACGAACACGGGCTCCTCGACCGCAGCGGTGCCCGCGGCGAGCGAGTAGGACGGCGACGCCCCGGAGAGCGCGCTGAGAATCGCGTTCCCGAGGAGGATCACCTTCTCGGGCGCTGCGCCCGCGCTGGTGCCGGGACCGCCGATGACGACGTTGAAGTTCACGCCAGGCGTCTTGCGCGACGCCGGGACTCCCGCGACGGTGATGGTCACAGCGACACCTCCTCGTGATCGTGATCACGCGACGTGCAGAGCGCGAGCTCGCCGCGCTGCACCGCGCGCATGTGGTAGCCGTCCGCGGGGACCTCGACGCAGCCCGCGAGGAGCGCGTGCGTCTTGCGGTCGCGCCCGACGAAGCGACCGGGCATCCCGGGGACCGGGAGCCGCGCGTCGCCCACGGCGCGCACTCGAATCGTGTTGCTCATGTGACCTCGGAAGAGAGAGGGGGATCAGGTGTCGGTGTCCGCGACGAACTGCACACGCGGGTTGTCGGGGTTGTCCTCGCCCGCATCGAACGGGAGGTTCACGTCGCCCGCGATCTCGACGAGGTCGACGCTGGTGTCCGTCGGCGTGACCTGCGGGAGCGCACGCGCCGCCTCGAAGTCGATCGAGTAGACGTAGATGGACCCGCGCGCGACGAGCGCCGGTCGCGCGCCCGTGCATCGCAGGCGTCGCTCCATCCACGCGCCCGAGAGCGGGAGCCCGTTGAGGACCGAGAGCACGGAGTCGATGAGCCGCGCGACACCCGGCGCCGTCGTCGTCCCGATCGTGCCGTCGTCGATCGCGCGCGCATCCTCGGCGGCGACGTAGACGGTCCACTGGCAGAGTCCGCGGTCCTCCGCGTCGCCCGCGAGAGTGTTGACCGTGCGCGTGACTGTCTCGCCGTTGAACGCGAGGAGCGCGGCGGGGTACTGCGTCACGACCTCACGGATGGAGGTTTCGTTGAGCGATCCTGCGAAGCGCCCCACAAGCGCGAAGGGCCGCGCCGCGGTGGTCCCCGTCGTCGCGTTGATCAGCAGCGACGAGAGCGCGGTGTAGATCGCGCTGTCCGTGTCCGCGAGGGAGAGCGTCACGCGCCACCCCACGCGCGCCAGGTCGCGCGCTCGATCGCCTGCTCAACGATTCGCGCGAACTCGCCTTGCGTCCGCACCCACGCGGGAGCGAGGTACGGATACGGACGCGAGCGCGACGTACCCTCTTCGACGTAGGACCCGTAACGGGTATCACCGAGCACGTCGACACGCAGCGCACCCGAGGATGCACGACCGATCGCGCGGCCTGCGCGCGTGCGGTTCTGCAGCCGACCGGTGCGGTTCTGGTAGGTGTGCGTCGTCGCCGCGTCCTCCGCGACAGCGTGCGCACCCTCGATCGCGCCGCGCTCAAGCTCTTCGTCGAGCGCACCGAGGAGCGCGCCGATCGCGGGCTCCACGTCGAGATACACGCGGTCGGCCATCAGAACCCCGAGCCGTCGCGACGATCCGCCGCGCGCGTGAACGGGTTGGTGTACACGCCTGCCTCGTCGGTGTCGTTCTGCAGCGTTGCGCGAGGCTTCGGACGCTCCGCCGACGACCCCGGCGCGCGCGCGTCGTTGTCGCGGTTCAGCGCCTTGAAGAACGCCCGCGCGGCCTTCCCGAGTTGCGCATACGCGCCCTCCTCGTCGTAGCTCACATGCCGCGACGCAGCGATCGCGCACACGAGGTCCACGGCCTTTCCGACCACCACCACGTCCAGCGTGTCCGTCGTGGCGTAGAGGCCATCGGGGAACGCCGCGCGCGTGAGCGAGCGGATCTCGCTGTTCGCCTCCGCGATGCAGAGGTCGCGAAACGTCGTGTCCGCGGTGGCGCCGCCGTTCTTCGCGAACAGCCGCGCATACGCCTGCGTCGAGAGGCGCGCGGTCACATCGGACGACGTGACGATGGAGGTCTGCTCTGCCACAGGTCAGCCTTCGGTGATCTCTCGTCCGAGCACGAATCCCGTCGCGAGGAACTCCAGCGCGCGGGCCGCGGGAACCTCCTCGCCGGGTCGGTAGATCTCGCCGCCGCCCGCGGAGATGAGCACCCGCGCGAGGAAGCGCGCAGGAGGCTCAGGAAGGGACGCCTCGACAGGGGGCGGCGTCTCATCCGTCGCCGCGATCGGAGCGCCCGCAAGGGGCATCTCCGGCGCGTCCAGCGGGGACTCCGCGGGCGCAGCGGGAGGAGAGAGGTCCAGCGCGGGGCGCGACGCGGGAGGCATCGGCCCCGGCTGGTGCGACTGTCGACGGTCCCGACGGCTCACGAGACGCAGGTGGTGTAGAGGTAGCCCGCGTTGGCGCCGCCGATGACGACCTCGTCGTCCGAGTGCGACACCTTGATGAACGAGCCGCCGCGCACGCCGCGCAGGAGATCGGGGATCTCGCGCGTCTCCATCGTGCCGAAGCGGAAGGTGTAGCCGAAGCACTGCGTCGCGCGCGGCGACGGGTTCGGCTCGACGCGGATCAGCGCCGCGCTCTTGCCCCAGAGGTACGAGCTCGCCGCGGTCGCGCCCTCGGCGTTCGAGGCGTACTTCGCGCGGCCGACGACGCAGCCCTCAAGGCCGAACGCCTCCGCGATGAGCTGCTCGTTCACGCGCAGCGGCACGTCACCCGCCGTCGTGCTCGCGCGCGACAGGATGTACTGGAGCATCTTGGGGTGGTTGCGGAGCTTGATGTAGGTCTGCGCGCCGAGGACGAGGTGCGTGGGGCGCACGAAGCACGCCTCGATTGCGTCCTCGATCTTCTGCACGGGGTCGCTCGTCGACACGTCCCAGCGGTCGGCGCCGGCGAGCGCGGCGGTGTTCGAGCCGTAGTTGCCGCTGCCGAACACGACGTCCGCGACGCGCTTCTCACGCCCGAGCATGAGGAAGTTGGTCACGATCTCGGTCGCGATCTGCTTGGGCTGGAGCGGCGCGTCCGCGTTGGCGATCTCGTCGTTGGAGACGAAGTCCATCAGCGCGTAGTCGGTCACGGAGTAGTTGTCCGACGACGTGATGGAGTAGCTGATCTCCTTCGGCATCCCGCGGTTGCCGTTGAGCGAGCTGTCGGCCAGCTCCTGCATCGTGGTCACGGGGAAGGCGAAGATCTTGTCGCTGCGGTTCTTCACCGACACGACGGGAAGCACGGTGTCCGCGATGAGCTCGCGGTTCTTGTACATCACCGCGAGGTTGGTGAGCGCGCGGTCGACGTGCACCGACGACGGCGAGAGCGACATGAGCCGCGCGACCTCGCGGGCGTCGATGCCGTGCTGCGCCATCAGGTGCGCCTGGAGCGCGGCGAGCTGCTGAGACTTGTCCATGTGCGTGGTCCTTCGACGGAGAGAGGGATCAGCCCTGGAGCGCGCCGGGCTTGATGAGGATGGCCACGCGCTCGCCGCTCGAAGCGGACTCCAGCGCGAAGCCGACGATGGCGACGTTGGTGCCCGCGCCGGGGGCCGCGGGCTTCACGCCCCCGCTGGTGTCCGCGACGGTGAGCGGCTGACCGCGCGTGATCGACGCGGCGGCGACGCCGGGGAAGATCCCCGAGGTCACGATGTCGATCGTGCCCGCGGCGGTGATCGCGTTCTTCGCGAGGCCCACGATGTTGACGGAGGTGGGGTTGGGGTCCGCGGCGCCGGGGAGCTTCACGTTGAAGTCGGCGTCACCGACCACGAGCACCGCGCCCTCAGCGACGGTGGTGGACTCGCAGTTGAGCGAGACGATGAAGTCAGGGTTGCGAAGCGTGATCATGGTGTGGTGCTCCGTTCAGACGAGGTTGAGCTGCGCGAGCACCGCGTTCTGCGTCTCGCTCTTGAGCTGGCGCGACGCCTCGACGAGCGCCTGCCCGTAGGTGAGGCTCGCGTTCTGCGACATCAGGACGCGGGCGCGCGCGTCGGCGGCGTCGCTGTGGTTCTCCTGCGACATCGCGTGGAGCTTCGACGCCGGGGGACGCCCGCCCTGCGGCGTGACGGACGCGCTCATCAGCGCGGCGTCGGCGGTCGGCGTCGACGGCGCGGCGACCGTCGCGGTCTTCTGCGTCGCCTCGGGGTAGAGGTCGACGAAGAGGTCGCGCTGCGAGGAGCAGAGCTTCACCAGCGCGTCGCGCTTCGCGGCGGGCGCGCGGCCCGCGGCGATGACGCGGTCGCACATCTCCGCGACCTCGGCGGCCTGCGCCGCCTTCATCTTCTCGACGAGCGCGGCGAGCTGCTGGAGCATCGCGCTCTCGGCGCTCTCCATGTCCTCGTCCATCTCGTAGCCGAGCACGTCGGCCATCTTGCGCATCACGCGCTCGTAGCCGCCCTTCATGGCGTCGGCCTTGACCTTGTCGGCCATCTCCTTGTCGTCGTTCTCTTCCATCGCAGACCTCGGCGCGACCGTGAGGGTCGCAGGGATGTGCACCGCGTCCGGGGACAGCGATGCGGTGACGGACTCCGCGCCGTCGCGCGCCGCGAGCGGCTCCATGCCGTCGAGGAACGGGCGGTTCGTGAGGCCCACGCTCGTAAGGCGCGGCCCGATGCGCTCGCCGCTCTCGCCGTCGATCGCGTCGAGCACGACGGCGGGGGAGCAGTAGCGGTAGCGACCCGCGCGGATGTGGTCGACGGCGTCGCGGTCGACCCATTCGACGGTCGCGTAGAGCGCATCGCCGCGCGCGCTGAGGTCGACCACCCATCCGACCGCGGGCGCACCGGCCTGCATGACGTTGCCGCGCGTGACCATCTCGGTCGCGTGCTCGTAGTCCACGGGGATGCGGCGGTTGGCGGTGCGGCGGAAGTTCTCGACGATGCGCGCGAAGGTCGCCTCGGTCATCTCGAACGCGCCCGCGGGGTGACCCTCGAAGCGCCCGGTCTTCGCGACCTGGATCACGCTGACGGGGTTCTCCTCGTCGTCACCCTCGGCCATGCGCAGCGGGATCGTCTCGCCGCGCATCGCGACGCCTTCGGCGCCGGGAGCATCGGTGCTCTCACGGCTCTTCTCGTCGGCTGCATCCATCTGCTTCACCACCTTGCGCGCCCATGCGTATCCGGCATCACCGCCCCACCCGTTCCACGCCTGCCAGCCCTTGCCGCGCTCGCCCCACGTCGCGCCCTTCTTGTCGACCTCGTGGCGCGTGAAGAACGCGAGCATGCGGCGCACCGTCTCGGGAGAGAGCGTCGCGCCGTTGGCGAGGTCCCGTGCGCGGGCGATCCCCACGGGCGTCATCCCGCGCTGACTCGCGGGCTTCGATGCGCGCACATCGAGGGCGCGGCGCGCGGCGTCACGTGCGCCCTGCGGCGGCGTGAAATCGATGTGGTCGTAGCGGCTCACAGCGAACCCACGCGCGGCCCCGAGAGCGGCGAGATGATCTCGTCATCGGGCTGCGGATCAGGGAGCCCGAGGAGTTTGCGCGCGTCGCGCTGACCGATCTTCACCCCAGCGCGCGCGAGGTCCGCGATGCGCTTGGCGAGCGCGTCGAGATCCTCCGCGGGATCGACCGCGAAGTGCATCGTCGGCACGGGAGCGCCGAGCCCGAAGCGACGCTCGACCATCGGGCGCAGCAGATCACGGCGCAGCGTCGAGGCGATCGCCACCGCGTCACGCTTCGCGATCATCAGCGCCACGCGCTCATGGACCTCTCCGAGTGCGCGATTGCCTCCGCTCGATCCGACCTCCGTGGTCAGCGTCGCGCCGAGGATGGCCTTCGACATCTCGCCGTTGCAGAGCAGCGTGAGCTGGTCGTGCACGTCGCCGGTGTTCGGCGCGTTGCGGATGTCGAGCTCCGTTGTGTCGGGGATCACCACCGACACCGTCGAGGACATCGCGTTGAGCGCCTCCTGCAACACGTCCACGTCCTCGGGCGTCGCGCGCGCAGGCTTCTGCGGATCGTTCCCGCTGGCGTACTTCCCGACGCGCAGCCCGCGACCGGCCCACTCCGCGAACGCGAGGAGGTCACGGATGCCGAACCGCTTGAACATCGAGAACCACGCGACCGTGCGGCCCACGCCGTCACGCTGCGGGTAGCCCGGTCGCACGCGCGGCCGGTGCACGATGAACTTTCCCACGGGGAACGCGTCGAGCGGCACGCCGGGGAACGACGCGAACGCGCGCTCCGCAGGCGTCATCGCGTTGTGCGCAAGCGGCCCCGAACCGCCGCCCGTTGCGTCCCACAGATGGAGGCGCCAGTCGACCGCGTACGAGAGACGACGCGGGTGGACCATCTCCAGCGACACGGGGCGGCGACCGTCTTGCGACCACAGGACCTCGCACACGGCGCGACCGTGGTAGACGCCGGACTGCAGCCACTGGAGCGCGTCGGTGAATGAAAGCGCGGTGTCCGTCGTGCTCTCGATGTCCGAGAGGACGCGAGTGCAGTAGCGCGCGATCTCATCGCCCGCGACGCCCGCATCCTCGGGCGCGCGAAGCTCCCACTCGGCACCAGACACCGCCGCCTCGCGCTTGAAGAGCTCGGCGTGCAGGTGCGGGTCCGTCTCGCGCAGCTCGTCGAGGAGGTCCGCGAGATCGTAGAGGTACCCCGTGTCCGCGTTGCGCAGGATCGCGGTGAGGCGCTGCGGCGAGAGCGCCGACCCGATGCGGTACTGGAACCGATCGTTGTACGGCGGCGTCGCGAGTTGCACGCGATCGACCTGCGGCGATACGGCGAGGATCTCGCGTCGCGTCGCGATGTCGTGTGCGGGGTTCACCATGCGCGGGTCGTGTCAGTCGTGCGGACGAGACGAGGCGGTGCGGTCGTGACCGTGGGACCGCCGAGAAGATCCGTGAGCGCGTACACCAGCGCGTCGAGACGATCGGGACTCGCCCGCGAGGAGGCGGGGTCCCACGTCGTGATCTGGTCTTCGAGGCGCGCGAGCGATCCGACGTGCGAGACGCGCCCCTGCTCGTAGAGCACGGCGACGGGTTCGGCGCGCGTGGCCTTGCCGCGACGCGCGTGGACGGTGCGCACGGGGAGCCCCGCGCTGCCGTACGCGCGCAGGACCGCAGCGACCATCTCGCCGCCCTGGTTGCCCTCCGCGATCACGGCGTCAGCCTTGTGGGCCGCGTACGCGCTCGCCACGCGACGCGCCCATTCCTCAGGGCGGTAGCGTCCGCTCTCGTCTGCGAGGACGTAGCCGCGACCGTCGTACCCGATGCCCGCGACGACGATGCCCGTCTCGTCGCTCTCCTCGCCGCTCGTCGTGGCGGGGTCGACGGCGACGACGATGCGCCGCAGGTCCGGTGCCTTCGTGACGCGCGCGGCGTCGATCCACGACCACCGCCAGAGTGCGCCCGCCGAGTCGTCGAGGACCTCGCCGTCGAGCTCCTGTCGCCCGAGGCGCGAGCCTGCGTACCGGCGTTCGAGCTCTGCGACGACACCCGGCGCGAGGTTCGCGGCGTTGTCCCGCGTGCGACCGCGCGTGACCACCGTGTCCGATGACGCGATGAGATCGCGGATGATCTTCGTTGGGCGCGGCGTCGTGGTGACGACCACGCGAGGGTGCGCGCCGAGGCGCAGCCCGAAGCGGAGTTGATCCCACGCGTCGGGGTAGCGCCACGCCGCGAGTTCGTCGCACCACGCGCCGTCGTGCTGCGGTCCGCGGAGCTGGTCGGGCTCGTCGGCGCTGTACGTCGTCGCGATGGCGCCCGTGTGCGGCCACGTCAGCCGGCGCCGCGAGGGTTCCCACAGCGGGCGCTCATCCTTCGGGGAGATCGCGAGGAGTCCGCTCTCGCCCTCGACGATCACGTCGCGCACGTCGGCGGCGGTGCGCGCGACGAGTGCGATCCGCCCGCAGCGACCGGTCTTGACCTGCGCGCGGACCCATTCGGCGCCCGTGCGAGACTTCCCCCAGCCGCGACCGGCGAGGATGAGCCACGTCCGCCAGTCGCCCTCAGGAGCGATCTGATCGGGACGCGACCAGAACTCCCAGCGGTGGAGTAGCGCGGCGGCGTCAGTTGCGTTGATCCCCGCGAGGATCGCCGCCCGCTTCTCCGGTGAGAGCGAGGCGATCGAGGCGGCTACGGAGCTCATCGAGCGGGTCCCTTGTGGTGTGCTCCACGCGCTCGACGTGCTCGCCGGTCGCGCGCTTCTCCTCGACATCGCCCTGCGCGCGGAGCAGCCGCAGCTTCGCCTTGCGCTCCTCCTGTGACTCACGCCACCGGAGCATGTCGAAGGCGAGTCGCGCGTCGTCCTCGGTGCCCTTCAACGCACGCGCGCGGAGTACGCGCTCAAGGTCCGCGTCGGCCTTGTCGAGCTCGATGGCAAACGCAGCGAAGCGAGGGTCACCGTCGCGACCTGCGGCGAGCCAATCGCAGAGCGTGCGCCACGGGACGCCCGCGGCCTGCGCGCACTTGCGCAGCGGGGCACCGACGCGACGCGCGCCGACGATCGTTGCGGCGATCTCGGGGGTGAAGGTGAGCGGTCGAGGCATCAGGACACCAGCGCGCGAACGTGCGCGGCGACGGAACGCATCAGGAGCGGCGGGACGCTGTTGCCGATACGCTCGACCTCAGCGCCGTGGAGCCGCGGGTTGCGCGGATTCGGACGCAGCGACGCGAGCGGGAGGTACACCGCCGCGACGCCTTCGCCAGCCGCGCGCGCGTCAGGTGCGGAGTCACGCTTCGCCATCACCCATCCTCCGGCCATCGCGCGCCGCAGAGACGGCGCTCGTGTCGCGTGACGCGTGCGAGTTCGTGGACGGTGGCGCACGCGTGGACGACGCCGGGTGCGGGCGCGTAGAGCATGGGGCCGTCGAGCGCGGTGTCTCGGATGGTGGCCCACTGCGCGCGCTGTCCGTGGTCGGTGCCGTGCGCGGCGTCGTCGTCGTGGTGGTCGTGCATCGGTCGGGAGCGGCGTGTCGATCCGCGTGCGCTGCGTCCGTGCGCAGGGGGAGGGATACGGACGGGCGCAGCGCGCGGGGATCGTCAGGGTGCGGCGAGGCGCGCGGCGAGGAGGAGGTCCTCGGGTGCGAGCCCGTAGTGGGCGGCGAGGTCTGCGACGGGGATGGTGCGTGCGCGTCGCTTGCCGGACGGTCGCGATCCGGAGCGTCCGGTGCGCGCGGCGACGGTGGCGAGGATCTCGCGTGCGGTTCGCGGCGCGATCGCGAGGGCGGCGGCGGCGGTGTCCGTGTCGAGGTCCACGCGGTGTGCGGTGCCGGGCTCGTCGCGGGTGAGGGTGTCGCGGAGACACCTCGCCCATTGGCAACGGGGGTAATCGGCGCCGATATCGTGGGCACGGCTCGTCGGCGGTGTCAAGCGGGGTGCGGTCGCAGAGCGGGTGAGCAGCGACCGCACGGAGAAGGCGCGCGCGTAGGATCGGCAGGGGGCGGTGTACGTCGTCAAGGCCCGGTGTGCGGCGGTGTCGTCACGCGTCCCACGCGGCGCAGGCGGCGGCGAAGCGCGCGCGCGCCCAGGTGCGTGCGGCGATGGCGCGGTGGTAGGCGCGGGCGCGGGGCGACGAGGTCGCGGCGACGGCGGATCGCTCCCACGCGGCGCGTGCGGCGAGCGGGGCGAGGGCGTGCGCGCAGGCGTCGAGGATGGAGTCGACGTCGCCCGCGGCGAGGACGGTCTGTGCGGGGTGCGCGCGGTACCAGAGGAGGAGTGCGCGCTCAGCCTCGGGCATCGCGGCGATGCGCGCGGCGACGGGGTCGCGCGTCTGGGATCGTCCGTAGCCGTGCGGCGTGGTGGGGATCGCGGGCGTGACCTGGACGACGGGGCGCGCGTAGTCGATCGCGGGCGCACCGACGGCGTCGCAGCCGGGGTGCGCGCGCAGGGAGTACCAGAGCACGCGGAGGCGCACGAGCTCGGGCGAGGCGGCGGCGGCGAGAGCGACGGTCACGGCGTCCTCCGGTAGACGATGCGATCGGCGGTCGTCGCGAGGCTTCCGCGGTCGGTGGTCACGTTGACCCACGTTCGTCCTCCGTGCCGCTTCGTCTCCGTCCACGCG